GAGATTTCTTCGAACCAGATACAGCCGCTAGACCTGCCTCGTTTGTTTTACCAAAGACTTTCTTTTCACCATCACGAAATTCATTCTCAACACCCAAATCAATATCAATAAACGAACTAGAGATTGTTCCGCCAGTTGTTGTAAGTCTAGCAGACCAACTTGCGCTTGTATTTGCATAAGTAAGTTGTGGAACTTTAGGAACAACAGCACTCATAATCAAGTTATTTGCTGCAAGAACCCTAGCAGAAGCACCACTCACTGTACCACGAATAAATCCATTCGCAAAGGAGCCTGAAGAGCCGGTCACATTCATTCTTAGATTGCCTGTATCTAAGAAATCAACAAAGCCTGAAACTGTGTTTGCGGTGAATGATACGACGTTACCAACGAATGTGCTTGCGCCGACATAAAGATTTTCTGCATCACCAGTTGTCGGGAATGTACCCTTGTTGTCAATCTTGATTGCAACTTGACCACCACCGTATGTACCGATAGAACGGATTGTTCCATTTGCGACATTTGTTTTATTTCTGATGACGGTTCCAACTGATAGTGTTTGTGTGTTCGCTACAACAAGGATTGATTCACCAGTTACTTTCTCTTCAGCATTGAACGTGCCTGTGAGGTTATCAATATTTAAGAAGTCAGTTTCTTTATTTTCAATATATGCTGTGCCTGTACTTCTTGTAAAGTCTGCACGATACACATTGAATTTAAGGTCTTCAGACTGAATTGCAGTCCAAGATTTATCGTTAGCAGACGAGAATAGAACACCAGATGAAGGCTGCTTACTAATAATGCGGCTATCATCAACATCAGTACCACCAAGTTGACCAACCCATACTGCATACTCATCGTTGTCGCCCGCAGGCTTTAGAACAATACAGTAATCTTTACCAGAACGTAAAAATACTGGTGAGTCGAATACGAATTGAGTTTCATCACTACCACCTCCAGTACCGCTTGAGTTGGCAGAGATAGCAGATGCTTGTAGTGTCTTAGATGCATATGGTAGAACAACAGGTGTTGGGAAACCATTTTCAACTTCACGGATCATAAGTGTAATAGGATATGTGTCTGATTTTCTACCAAAGTATACGCCAACTTTTGTAGCAAATATTCCCTCTGAAGAAGTACCACCATTAACAGTAAATGTTTGTGCTAGTGGATCCCAAGTGGCTGGTGGACCAGTAAAACTATCGTCATCACCAGTATCTTGTCTTGTTACTGTAGTCGAACTTGTAAGTGTTCTTGTGTCTGAAACTCTAGTTGTTTGAATCTGAGGTGTTATAAGATTTACAGAAGTTCCTCTTTGTGTAATATCCAAAGGAATACTCGTATAATCACCAAAAGCCGAAGTTGTAATAAGATTACTTTCTGTAATCGTATTAGCAATGTCCTTTAGTTCAAAACGCTTTGTTCCAATTCTAAATTTTAGACTATCAGTATTTGGAATTCTGAAATTAGCATAAACTGTGCCTGTACTGTCTGTAGTTAGTGCAGAACCTTCTGCTGCGGTATTCGCAAATGAAGAGTTAGCAGGTGTTACAAAATCTGAAACAAGTTCATCATCAAAGTATGCAAATACTCTTGTATTTGGCTTCATACCAACACCCTGAATTTTAATCAAGCGTGAACGCATAAAGTCACGAATAGCAACATTTTCTATTAGATTTCCAAGACTAAATGTCGAAGTCGAAGGACTAATTGACGTTTGGATACCATTAATAATCTGTTGAGTTTGTGTAGTGACTGTATCACCCTCTGTTGTCTGAATATTTGAAACGGTTGTCCAGTTACCCCAATCAATACCAGTGATACCAGTCCTCTCGGCAATTTCTTCGATTGCTTCATACATTCCATCAAAGTCTAGTTGAATATCAGGCAAAGTAGTAATGTCAGGAGTGTTGTCCATTGGTGGATCAAGAATAACTTCTCCTGCCCAATTAAATGTAACTTCTTGAACTGGATTGCGAAGTTTGCTTGCAAAAGGCTGACTGATTTCATTTGTCTCTGTATATGAGAGTGTTAAAAGATTACCAGTCTTTGTTACATTTGTTGATGATAAAGAAACATCCTTTTCAAGTCCAACATCATTTCTACGAAATGCTGGTCTGAGAAGATTTCTATTTCTATCAATAGATGCCTTATACCCCACTTTAGTTCTATCTGAGAGATTGTGACCATCAAAGTTTTCTACAAAGAAGCCGTTCTTAAATCTTTCAATACCAGTGTCACCAAAGAGTTGTTTATTTCTTGCACTAGTCTCTAGAGCATTTAGCGAAGAATAGTACTCAAGATTTTGAACCCGATTTTCAATCGCTCTCAAGTCTGCTATAGTATATCTACGGTTATTCTCAAGTGCTAGTTTTACTTGATAATCTGGTCTTCCAGCAGTTCTTGCCGCTTGTGGAGAGAGAGAAGGATATACAGGAATATTCAGAATAGCGACTGTCATCGTACCTGCTTTTTCATCAGGCGTTTTAGGCGTGAGTGAAGGTACACCTTTAATTACTTCAATTCGTCCTGTTTCTGTAACTATAATTCTGTCTTTACGAGGCAGATAGAACTGAACATCTGCCTGGAAGTTTTCATCAGGTGTTGGGAAGTATGCACCATCACTGTCGATATCAAAAGATGTTCCTGTAGCAGGATTTGTAGGAGCAAGTGCTACAGTTCCTGTAGTTGAAACTGCTACAGTATTTGCTCTAAATGGTCTGAAGTCAACCGCATCACGCAGATCAAATGTTTTACCTGTTGTGGGTGAGATAAATTTAGGAATATCTTGTGTTGTAATCGCTGTTGAATTTGCTGTATTATTGTCATCAATAGGATATGAATCTACAGATAAGAAGCCAATACCCTGTGAACGGTCTCTACCAAAGTGATGAAACTTTACCATGAGACCAGCGTTAGTTGTATCGAGTGTACTTGTTGCTTTCTTTACAAGAGAAGCAGTATCATAGAATGCATCTTTTTGGCCAGTATTAAGTTCAAAGTGTGAAGTCACATCGTTGTCTGATGTTGCTACACCTGTATTAGAACCTTTATAAACTGCTACTAGTTTAAATACATCTGAAACACCCAGTGGCCATGGGCCAGATGCGCTGGCAGAGTGTGAACCAGTATTAATGTGTACATATCTGTCTTTATTTACAGTCTTAGCAGTTTGAACAGCAGAACTTCTCAACACATTAAAATATACAGAAGCAGAGAATGAAGATAGATTCGCTTGCTGTAGATTAATTGTATGTGTTGTTGAAGATGACGAAATTGTTCCATTACCGGACAAGTCAAAAATATATCCTGTCGGGAATAATGTTCTATGCGCCAATGTAGCACCAGCACGAGTAACCGCAACAGTATTAGCGACTTTTAGACTTGTGCTATTTGTAACTTCTGTAATACGTTCATTGTAAGTGTTACCTCCATCAGAAATACGAATGAAGTCACCAACTTGATATGCAGTATCAAAAGCAGTGCCAGAACCAGTGATTGTATTACCAGAAATAGTTGTGATCGTTCCTGAATGAGCATCAGTCGTTGCTTCTGCTTTTGATACAACAAGAATATTTCTTTCTTCAGTGTTTGTAAGAGATCCTGTTTCATTAAGTGTTTCAGTACCACCAGCATGTGCAGAGTTAGCAGATACTGTAGCAGAACCACTAGTAAATGTAACAGTCTTTTCTGTACGAAAGACAAACTGAGTATCAACAGTACCTGCTGAATCTGTAAGTTGCTTTGTTCCCTTCTGTGTGAATGGAAAGACAAGAGTATTCAAACCAGGTTCTTTAAGAACAGCATTACCCGATTCGAGGACCAAATCAGCCATTGATTTAGGACCTGATGAATTATTTTCGTAAATACCACGAACTTGTGAGAACGACTTACCTGCATTCATCTGAACATCAAACAGATAGATGCGGAACTGACCGTTGTAAGTTCCTGGCGTACCACTGTGCCACTGAAAGCCACGAACTCTTGCAGTGCCTATTTCAGCGCCCTGTGCGCCTTGAACACCTAAGTTTTTACCGGAAATACCTCTTTGTGCGCCATCTCTTAGAGATACTTGACGAAGACCTTGAAAGTCCCAAGTGCCTACGACTTCTTTTGCAATAACGTAATTACCAAAGCCCTGAGATAATACTCGGGCATCTTTTGTTTCAAAATCTGTCGCTTTATCTACATCATTGTAGATAGGATTGATAAGTTCGACACGATTTCCATTGACATAGCCGGTTCCCTTTTCAACTTCTGCTACTAGTTTTAGATAGTTACCATCTGAGTATCTACCCAAGTTTGTGCTTGTTTTTAGATGTTCACGAATACGAGTGTTGAAAGGCTTTACTGCATAGTTTCCATTTGTTTCAAATGTTCTATCAGCAATATATCTTCCCAAATCAGAATATACAGTATCAGTATTTCTTTTAGTTATTCTGCCTTCCACAACTTCAGCAATTGTGACAAATGTAGTTGTATTTGCAGAAGTTATGGGTCTAGTGACAAGTGTAGGAGTAATCTTTAGTCGATTACCACCAGGTGCTGCAAAGTTGGTCGCACCAGTAGCGTTGTCAAGAAGCGAACTATCTTGATTAGAATCAATGATTTCTTCCCTAGATTCAAATCCAATTTGTGTTGTAGGAGTAGAATCATATTTACTTACAATAGTACTTTGGGGTGCTACACGAATAAAGTTGCCCTTGTGATAAAGAATACCATCACCAACGGTTGCTCTAAAACCTTTACCAGTTGCGCTTGATGTGATTGTATTAGCAGCAACCTTGAATGAGTTATCATTTCTATTACGAATGATAAGTGTCTCATTATCAGAGAATGCTCTTGTAGTATTATTTGAACCAGCATTCGTGTACTGAACAAAAATCGACAAGAAGTTTGGATCAGCAGCCTCAGAGCCCTCTTTTGCATCAATGAGTTGTGCTGTCATACCAGATGTTTCACCAGTCACAATCGCATTTGCAACAGCGCCACTTGTGAAGAAGTCACTAAGAAGAACAACACGATTGTTTGCATCTTTATCTCTAAGTTTTACAAAGTCGATTGTTTCTGTTTTGATGGGTGATCCAGTGACAATTGTTCCATCAACCAAAATTTCATCAGCAAATCTTTCAATCTGATTCTGAAGAATAGTTTGAAGTTGCGTTAGTTCTCTTGCCTGAACAGCAAATCCAGGGCGAAATAGAACACGATGAAAATTTTTGTTTTCGCTAAAATCATCGAAATATGGACTTTGATTTAGATTTGTTTCAATCGTCATTTATTTTACCTTTAGAAATCCAGAATTACTTTAATATCTTCAGTCTGGTCTACGTCTCTTGTGACTTTCTGAACATTCTCTGTGTAGATAAACTCACCAGAGAATGTATTTGCTTCTGGACCTTTAATTGAAGAAATTGTTGCGATTTGCGTTGCATTGTCTCTTTTTAATATCACATCATCATTGGTAAACGGTACTCTATCACCCTCGCTTTGTACATTATTTCTATCGATATTATA